TGTGTCAATGATTTAGGCTTAGGCACACCCACGGCGTTAAACCGAACTTTTCTTTGCAGTTCTTTAAGTGCCGTGGCTGCATCGTCCATGTCAGGCCGTCCAGCTTTTTTGGCACGCCAGCGTCTTGCATACAATGCACGTTTAGCTTTATAGTGCTCTTCACTATGGCGTTTTGTAGGCACTGCCAGTTTTGCACGCTCTGCCACCACCAGCACAATGATCTGATTGTAACAATCGGTATTGGTTTTTTGTAGTTCTACCAAGTGGCTTGCCATTGTCAAAAGGCTGTAATTTTTCATGTTCTGACTGTTTGCAGCCCGTGCAAAGTACATGCCTTCATCCATTGGATTTTTTAAAATACGTGTTTCGTGGCGTCTAACAGTGCGCCAGTCAGCACCGTTTAAATTGATTAGTTTTTCAATTAGTGATTCAATTATTGCACGTTTCATTTTTCGGCTTCCTTTCTAAGAAAACTCTATAATATACGCTTCTATATGCAAGTCAAGCATTTTGTGCATATATGCTTTGTATGATAGCTTAAAGTTGCGAGGCCGCACGGATTCTATGATCTAGCAATGATGTATATGTGATAGATATACGCTTTAAGCAAAACGCAAAATTACAGTCGAGTTTTTCACTACGCGGAATCTATACATACGCTTATTTACTAAATTGTTATATGTATTAGAGGTGTAGTGTTATATTTGTACCTATACATAGTATAGCGATTTAGCGCCACACGCCTAGCGTATAGATTTTGCGTAGTCTAAAATATTCTCTCAATTTGACGTTTTGCATAAAGCCTATATTCTTGACCACAATGTATATATTATTTATTTAATTAGTTTAAGTATATAGTATATGGCTTCGTGGTCGTTTTCCAGTGGGCAAAAAGGACTTTGTGTGAAAGCTTAAAGTTATATGCAAATCACTAAAACCTTTAGCCACCCCCCAAACAACTACTCAATGAGTAGTTTTCAGACAAAAAGAAGCCGCCTAAAGTATTATGGGCGGCTGTCTTAATCGGCTTCGGGGTTACAATCTATTTACATTACATTAACATGAAGCACTCTACGGCGTACCGTTTGCCAGTTCGTGCGTGTAGTTTGGCCAGTGCTTTTTGTGCACGTGATGCTTTTGTGTAAATGCCGTGAATCTTGCCGTTACTGGATATAAGCACGTACACGGTTGATCTATTGATAGTCATAAAGATACAACCTCCATCGTACACCCATACCCCAGCGCGATCATGTTAAATTGATGTTGCAAGGCCAGCGCCTCAACTGTAAATCGGCTTGTCTGGCCTAGTGATGTGATTATATACACTAACATGATGTTAAGCGGCTACCGCTTGGCGTGGCGCTACAGTGTCATTCTGCATTGCTTGCAGTCTGGCATGCGCTGCCTTTTCAATAGCACGACCAATATCAAGCGCAAGCGCACCTAGTGAAGCATTGCCTTGGTGTTCTGGATAAGCGCGGATCACTTCGGCAATGTGTTCAATTACTGTATTTAATTCGACTGCAATATCATTGCAAGCCTCATTGAAGTTTGATGTGGCAGCCTTCTTATGTGGCACGATAAGCGGTGCTGCGTGGCTCTCTTTGCTTGGTGCAGGCTCTACAGGCTCCACTGTAACGCTTGGCGCTACACTAACAGGCCACCGTGCCGCTTGATAGGCTTTTCTGAATGCCACAGCCTCAAACAGATCATCTTGTGTGTTGTAAGGCTGTAACGCTATCCACTGCGCAGCGCTTGATAAGTTATCAATTGATTGCTTACTTAGACCATCAAACGCACCAGCCGCCTTGATTGCTGCAAAGCCTGCTTTTATTGCAGCTTTAAGATGCCCTTCATGATTATGTGCGAACGCTTTACAAAATTCACGCTCAGCATTCTCAACTGCGCTATCAGCTAACAGATACGCCATTGTGTACTTAGTTGCGGCCTGTATATCTGCCTTCAATACAAATTCATTGCCTTTGTTATCTTTCGCAGGTGTAGCAGGTGCGCTGATTGCAGGCTTTGCCTTGACTGACTTAGTGATACTTGTGACTTTGCTAGTAGTGTGTGCCATGATGTAACCCTCCAAAGGTTGTTTAATTACTACAATTAATATAATACTCTCATGTATAGAAAAGTCAACAATTGAGTTATATATTATTAAGAGTGTGAGGCGTTCGATTAGTTCAATTTATTTTAAATTATTTATGCGCTGATCTACTCAGGTGAGTAGTTTAATGATTAGGCGTGTAGTGATTTAGTAATATAATTGTGCAGGGTGTGATTGTGCTGTAGTGCTGCGGGGAGAAGGCAAAGGGGGCTTGCCAGTCCTATAGCTATATTACACCGTTGCTCGCGTAACAAAGCAAAAATTAGGGTAAAAAATAACTTGACATTAAAAAATAAAATAGTAGAATAAGGTGTAATTAAACAGGAGAGCAAAAATGCTAACTCAATCCGAACTGAAAGAAATCATCCACTATGACACAGAAACAGGGCTGATAACATGGGGTAAAACTCCCGGACAGAGAAAAACCACAGGCGCTATTGCAGGAACAAAAGACCCTAGAGGGCACATAGTTGTGTGCATAAACTGGAAAAGATATAAAGCACACCGATTAGCATGGCTGTATATGACAGGAGAATTTCCAGAGGACGGACTTCGACTAGACCACATAAACAGAATCCCTAGCGATAACCGATGGTGTAATCTAAGGCTGGCAACAGCAAAACAGAACAGCCACAACGCAGTCCACAGAGTGCCAAAAGAGTCAGGAGTTACCGGGGTATATCCTTCAGGAAACAAATTACGCTGGACAGCAAAAACAACCGTGGACGGAAAAGCGGTCACGATAGGAACCTATGATACGATTAAAGAAGCGCATGACGCTTATGTAAAACACACATCCAGTTTAAGAGGGGAGTTTTTTGCAGAGCAGAGCATTGAAATTAAAGAGCTGCCCAAGCCAACACTGACGTCAAAAAATTTGGAGCAGACAAAAACACTGCTGGCGATGTTTAACATATTCAGAGTGACTACATCACTGCCACCAGAAAAACAACTAGAAGAAACAAGATACTGCAAAGACTGTGGACGTGAAGTAAGTGTCAGCCTGTTTACACAAAATACAGCGATGAAATCAGGATATGCGTTCTATTGCAAAGAACACTCAGCGCTGCGACAAAAAGCATGGAAAAAAGAGAACAAGGAGAAAGTACGACTTGCGAAAAAACAATACTACGCGAGAACAAAAAACCAATAAACTATTTCATAACCGACTTACGCGCCACTTTATTGTTCTCCCCTATACCACTCAAAAATTTTCCAGCCAAAAAATTCAGTTGTAAAATAATCCTTGACACCTGAAAAAATACAGAGTAAATTTTTACCCTAGACAACAGGAGTAAAAATAATGGATCAAAACACGGCATCAATTAAAAAATTTCAAAGCACCGAACACGCCATTGCCTACATGGTTGAAAAATACGGAGTGATCTGTTTCAAAGAAGACTTCATGGCAGAGCGCAAACAAAGAATTTTGACGATTCATGTAGCACCTATTGGGTATGATGACATTATGATCTACAACCCCGAATACAAAATCCGTTGGTACGAGAAGCTAGGAGTGATCGCTAACACACTGTACCGCATGGCAAAAAGCAAGACCACTCGTGAGTACATCACAGCCGCGTTCAGAAAAGCGTATGTGAAAATTGACGATCACGAGATCGTGGACGAATTTGAGAAACACTGTCTATGCGACTAATCTTCTGTAAAGACTGCAACGCCTACCAGCCTGAATCTGAGTTCACTGCGAACGCGGCGTCTCAGACAGGCAAATCGTTTTATTGCAAAAAGCATGCAGCACTTCGGCAGAGGCAGTGGAAGCACGCGCACGCTGAAAAAGTGAAGCAGTGGAAGAAAGATTATTTACAACGGCAGAAAAATTCAGGGTAGACTAATGCTTTACCTGAAATCCCTAGGAGCACGAAATGATTTTAGAACATGATTACACACTAGCAGCCGCCAGCTTAACAGGCTACGCCTCGAATGTGTCAGGCGCTGCATGGACGCTAACAGCGAATACAGCAGGTGATGGACTTCAGCACCCAGTAACGATTCGCAACGACTCCGCTACAGATCACTCAGGCAAAACGATTGCGCTAGTTGGTACTGACGCGAACGGAAACAGTCAGACAGAGACGCTTACCGCACCAGCAGGTTCGGCAACAGTGACCAGCGCGAAAGAGTACAAAACACTCACAAGCGCAACGCCGAGTGCTACGATTGGCGCGGACACGTTTGATATTGGCTGGACAGCCGTAGGCAGCTCACCGTTTTTTGTCGTGGATCACCGCGACCTTGGACTGACAGTAGGGGTGCATGTCGGCGGTACGGTCAATTATGACGTCGATCTTGTCCTGCACAACACGACAGACGGCGCGGCGACAGTGTACAAAGCGACGAATTTGACAGGTAAAACTGTTAAGGCGTATGACTTTTTGGCAGGGGCGGTGTTCGCAGTTCGCTTGCACATCAACAGTCACACGAGCGGTGTTGTGCATATTGACGTTCTTCAGGATGGAACTTAATCATGGCGATTGTCATACCTGACAGCTACGATCACAGGCTGGCTTTTGAACTCGCACAAGGGTTCGAGCCGCCTGAAAAGTTATGGCCTCGGTATGGCTTGGACAAAGCTGAGTGGGATAAGTTGCGTCGCTCGAAAGAGTTTCGTATTTTAGTTGAGCACTACTTGGCAGAAATGCAGAAAGACGGCACTAGCTTCAGGAACAAAGCAGGCGTGCTTGCCGAAGAGCTGTTGTTTGTCGCGCACAGCATCGCGGTCAATCCAGACAACTCAGCGGACACACGGATGGAAAGTCTCAAATGGCTTGCTAAAGTATCAGGCAAAGACGAAAGCGCCAACAAAACACCAGCAAGCAACGCGCCGCCATTCATGATCCAGATTAACATGGGGGAGCAGCAGCCAGTGACACAGATGACGTTTATACCTCCAGTTAACACGATTGAAAACGATGGCTAGAGAAGATCGCGAAGTAAGAAAAGAACTCAGTGGGCCAGAGGCCGCACCATATATGGGCCAAGCCCGTGTACTGCTTGGAAACATGAAAAACATCATGAGACTGGGAGGGCTGAGTCAGTTAAGATGGGTAAAAGACCTTGCTGACGGGGTTCGTGTCACAGTGAGTTCAGTATTTGGACAGGATAAAGTCACAATAAGCACCTCAGTAAAAGCAGTTAAACATGGAGAACCCGGTATGCGAAGTATTCAGTCTCGTGGAGAAGCAATTTTTTGTGCTGGAAATATCTTTCTGTATGAATGGTCGAGAAACAACGGGCTAGTGCAGTTGAGCGGATCAGCAAATAAAACGATTACGGCTGTGTCAATGGACGGAACAACACTTGTGGGTTACGACACCCCAACAGGCGGCTCGTACAAGTGGACGAAATCGCTAGGTTTTGAAGTAATAGCCGACTTTTTAGCAGAGGCGGTTTCTGGTGACGGAAGCATTTTGGTAGGCTCGTCAGGAGGGAATAGCGCACTATGGACGAGTGCTGGAGGTGTAGAGGTCATAGGAAGCGGCTCGGCGCTAGGTATATCTGAGGATGGAACGGTTGTAGCAGGGTACACGACAGCAGGAAACTCCTACAGATGGACACGAGCTACAGGGGTTGTGGAGATAGGGAGTTTTCTGGCTACAGGAATCTCTCCTGACGGGAGTACCATATTTGGCGATGACACAGTAAACCCTGTTCTGTGGAGAGCTAGTACAGGCGAAGTAACAATCCCCTTGCCAGCAGGTGTAGATGTAGCACTTCCAAAAGCCATATCAGGTGACGGAAGTGTTTTGGTAGGAACAGCGTTCTTCTCCGACGGGCTTGGCTATCCTCACGAGCATGTGTTTAAGTACACAGCAGTGGCAGGAATAGAGGTGCTAGGAGCTATTTATACAGACCCCGCTCTGCACGACAGCAACACGATGGTCGCTTCAGGAATCTCGTATGATGGCGGGATTATCGTAGGACAAGGTGTCGGCATGAGAACGTCTAGTGCTGGAACATCGTTTCAGTCGTTTAGATGGACACAGGCAAACGGTTTTGAGAGTCTAGGCGAACTTTCAGGGGCGTCAGAAGGACTTACTGTAATTGCATCGCCTTTAACCGTAATCACGATACCAGAATGACAGTCTTCAACCCATCACCAACAATGCGAGAGTTCATGCTCTCGCCTGCCTATGTAAAAGTCCTCGCAGGGCCAATCGGGGGCGGCAAATCCGTGTGTTGCGTGTACGAACTGTTACGCCGTGCGCAGAACCAGAAACCGAACGCTAAAGGTGTTCGCCGTTCTAAGTGGCTGATTGTTCGTAACACTGCCGAACAGTTGAAACAGACGACATTTCAGACGTTCACCGAGTGGGTACAGCCCGGAGTAGCAGGCGAGTGGAAAGTATCAGATAAAACATTCTACCTAAGAGCACAGCATCCAGACGGAACGATCATCGAAGCATCGTTTTTATTCATCGCGTTAGATACACCAGACGACGTGCGTAAAGCGCTGTCGCTAGAGTGCACTGGACTGTGGGGAAATGAGTGTCGAGAGCTTAATTCCGAGGTTGTCAACGGGCTAATCAGCCGTGCAAATCGCTTTCCACCCATGTCGGATGGCGGTGCAACAGAACCCGGAGCTATTTTTGACACCAACATGCCAGAATTAGAGTCATGGTGGGGTGAAAAGATGACCGATCCTCCAAAGAACTGGAGTATCCACATTCAACCACCAGCATTAATCCCTGATACAGAGCGTGTGAACCCAAATGCGGACAATTTAGAGAATCTAGCAGCGTCATACTACCCAAATCAGGTCGCAGGACGACCAGTAGAGTGGGTAAATGTCTATTTACGCGCTCAATATGGCTTCAGTCAGTCAGGTTTGCCTGTGTTTAAAGCCTTTAAAGAGCACATTCATGTCGCTAAAAAGCCTCTTTTGTACAACCCCAAACTGGTACTGGTGGTCGGATTAGACCCCGGATTAGGCGGTACAGGGGCTGCAATCGGTCAAATGGACTTGTTTGGGCGCTTAGTCGTGCTAGACGAGATCGTATGCCGTGGTGTTGGCGCTCTGCGTTTTGTAGATGACTATTTGAAACCATTACTGAAGAACAAGTATCCTGACGCAGACATTGTAATCAGCATCGACCCTGCCGCAGACAACAGAACACAGATTGATGAAATGACCGTATCGAACTCGTTGCGTAAGCGCGGATTTGTAGTCAAGACGGCTCATACGAACAAGATTGATGCTCGTATTTCAGCCGTGGACTACTACCTGAATCGTCTGGTAGATGGCGAAGCAGCTATTCTTATTGACGCAGGATGTAAAGGGCTTATCCGAGCAATGGCAGGCGGCTATAAATACAATATCACTGCCAAGGGAGTCACAGCTACTGAGCCATGTAAAGACAAACACTCTCATATTGCTGACGGCTTGCAGTATCTGTGTTGCTATTTCCAGCGAGATAATGATAGACTTGCACGGAGACAGGCAAAGATGAAAAACACCAGTCACCATAAACCAGCATGTTACACGGGGTATTAAATCATGGCACTCCCACAAGGCGTAAGCATAACAGCACTCAAGTCACTAGGATCAACAATGGCAACAAAGTTTACATCCTATGAGAAAGACAGACAAGACCTCGAATTGAAATGGCTGAAGAACCGCCGTCAGTTCAGAGGCGAGTACGACAACGAAATCAAAGCGCTGTTGAACTCACAGCGTTCACAGGTGTACCCAAAACTTACACGAAGCAAAGTCATTGGCATGGTAGCGCGCCTAATGGACTTGTTGTTTCCTCAGACTGCGAAGAACTGGAACATCAAGCCGACACCGTTTCCTAACATTGCACAAGCCGATCTTCAGACAGTAATTAATCAGCTTCAGCAGGTAGCACAGAGCGGTCAGTTGACCGATGAAATGATTGAGAAAGCTGTTGACGACTTTGCAGCAAAACGCTGTCTGCGAATGGAAAAGACGATTCAGGATCAGTTAGCAGATTCGAAACTTGATTACATCACACTGGTTAGAAAAGTTGTATTCTCTTCTGTGTGTTATGGAGTCGGCGTGCTAAAAGGCCCATTGGTTCGTAGAGGACAAAAGCGCACATGGCAGCAGAACGCTAACAATCAATACCAAGCAGTCACTGTTCCAGTCGTAGAGCCGTATTATGAGTTCGTACCATTGTGGGGCTTTTATCCAGACCTGACTGCAAAAACCCGTGACCAGATGGACGGTGCGTTTGAGCGCCATATCTTCAGTCGTCACGAACTACGCGCACTGGCTGATCGCTCAGACTTTTTTGACACTCCAATTCTTGAGTACATCAAAAACAACCCTACAGGAAACTTCAAAGAGAAAACATTTGAAGGCGAACTACGTGGAGAGAAAAACACGACAGACTCTAACGTAGTGCGTACCGACAAGAAATACGAAGTGATTGAGTGGTGGGGCTTCATCACAGCGCAAGAATTAAAAGCTATCGGACTAGATATAGGCGAAGCAGACATGGCAGATGACCTTTCTGCGAATGTATGGATTCTTGATGGAACCGTGATTAAAGCGGTACTTTCACCGCTACCCCCTGATGTCAAGATGTATCACCTGTTTGTGTACGAAGAAGATGACACAAGCCTACTGGGTAACGGAATGCCAGAAGTAATCCGCGAGTCGCAGTTAGCCGTGTGCTCTGCTGCACGAATGGTACTTGATAACGGCTCAGTAGTTTGTGGCCCGATGTTCGAGGTCAATACTGAAATATTAGATGCACAGACAAATACGGACATTTATGCGTTCAAAGTATTTGGTCGTGAGGGTACAGGCCAAGAAGCAAATATACCTGCTGTAAAAGAAATATCAGTAAACTCACATATCGCAGAACTGACAGGGATCATCGAGCTGTTTAAAGGCTTTGCTGATACTGAGTCATTGCTGCCACCATCACTGCAAGGTGATATGACAGCACAGGGCAAAGAGCCGTTCCGTACAGCGCAGAACACCAGCCAGTTATTTGGTGCGGCGGCGCTACCTATTCGTGACGTGGTGCGTAACTTCGACCAGTTCACAGAAAGTGTTATTGGATCGCTCTACTACTGGAACATGAAGTTCAACATTGATGCAGAGATAAAAGGCGATTTCCAAGTACAGGCCGAAGGCTCTACCAGCCTTATTGCAAAAGAAGTTCGCTCACAAGCACTTAACAATGTGGCAACAACATTGTCACCAGAGGACAAAGACTGGGTTAATGAAGAAGAGTTCTTGAAAGAGCGTTTCTTGGCAATGGACTTACCTGTTGACAGATTGATACTGTCAAAAGAAGAGCATGACGCCAAGATGCAGTCAAAACAACAGCAAGCAGCCGCCGCACAGAAACTTCAAGACGACCAGACTATTGCCAAGACAAAAGAGACTATGACAAAAGCACTGTTGAACGTAGCCAATGCAGAAGCAACAGAAGCTAAGGTTCAACTTGACGCGCATGGTAAGGTTCTGGAGACAGCTACAGTGATGAACGAGCTTCAGCAGCCAGCAGAGCAACCACAACAAGGAGCACCGAATGCTGCACAATGACGAGCACGAGTTATTAAAAAGATTACGCCCCCATATCAATGATCCGATCATGTTTGATATGGTGGCGTTGTTAAAGCACTACGAAGCAAAAGCATTAGAGAAACTGGTAGAGACTGGCGAGGCAGGGTTCCAAGCGCTTCAAGGAGAGATAAAGAGCCTTCGTAAAATCCAAGCCAGATTAAAAGCAAAAGATTTAGAATAAATATTTCTTGACACACGCGAAAAAACTAAGTAGCGTGTCTAACTAACCGATAGGAGCTATTAAATGGCCGGAATCACAACACAAGAAGTAGTCGTAGAAAAGACAGCCGAAGAAGAATTTGCAGCCGCGTTTGCGGACGAAGTTGCACCTGTTGACAATTCAGCAGCCGAAGCCGCTGCCGCTGAATTAGCAGCCGCAGATGCCAGTACACAAGAAGGTGTAGACGCTGCTGATGAAGCAGCGAATGCAGAAAAAGGAACACCTGCCGCAGGTTCTGCCGCAGAACCTGCCGCAGAACCTGCGGCAGAACCTGTTGTAGAACCTGTTGTAGAACCTGTTGTAGACCCTGCACAAACAGTAGACTATAAAGCAGAGTATGAAAAACTACAGGCGCAGTTGGAAGCCGCTAAAAACGCACCACCTCCTGCCGCAGAACCTGCACAGGCCGAAGAGTATCAAATGCCTGCTGTTCCTACAATGGAAAGCGTACTCACTGATGAAGAGCGTGGTATAGTAGCATCGTATGACGAAGAGTGGCCTGACGTGGCACGAGCAGAAGGGCTTAAACGTAAAGTGGAGCTTGAAGTCATTAAAGATCAGATTTACCGTGAAGTAGCACAGGCATTGAAGGGCGTCATGGGATCAGTAGCGCCTATAATCGAAAGTGCTCAGTTGTCCACGGAAGAAAAGCACTATGCAGCAATTGAAGCAGCACATCCTGATTATCTGGATGTTGTTAAGAATATTGATGGATGGATTGAAAAACAACCAGCATATCTAAAAGCCGCTATGAATACGGTTTTAGATCACGGTTCAGCAGTAGAGGTAAACGATCTGTTTACCAGATTTAAGCAAGAGACAGGCAGAGTCACTCCACAGGTGAGCGCAGACCAAAACCTTACTCAGAAAACAGTAGATGCCGCAACCGTACAGGCACTAACCCCAGTAAAGGGAGGCCGTGGAGCACCAATCTCTACTGCAACAGACCCTAATGACTTTCAGGGGGCTTGGGCAAAGGCAGCGCAAAGTTAAATATTTTTAAGGAGAGTAATCATGTCAGTAACCACCTACGGTGACATTTCACCAGCAGTAGCAGCATGGGCTTCAGTTCAGATGCTAAAACGCGGCATCCCAAGTATGTGTATCGAGAAATTCGGTCAAGTATTTGTGATTCCAAACGGCAACACAATGGTTGCAAAATTCCGTCGTTACAATGCTTTGGCATTGGCAACTACAGCATTGGTTGAAGGCGTAACACCTTCAGGCAAAAAAGTGACTGTGACAGACTACACAGCTACTTTGGCTCAGTACGGCGATTTTGTTACATTGTCAGACGTAATCTTGGACACTGCAACAGACCCAATCTTGTCAATCCACACAGAAATCTTGGGTGAGCAAGCTGCACAGACTGTTGAGACATTACGATACAACGTAATCAAAGCAGGCTCAAATAAGTTCTACGCTAACGGCGTGGCTCGTACAGATGTAAACACACCAATCACCACAGCATTGCAACGTAAAGTGACTCGTGCATTGTTACGTCAAAATGCAAAAATGATTACTACTGCTTTACGTCCAACACCAGACTACCGCACAGAGCCTGTTGAAGCAGCATTTATCGCGCTATGCCACAGTGATGTTGAAAACGACATTCGCAACATGGCTGGTTACATCAACACCAAACAGTACGGTACTGTAACACCATACGAAAACGAAATCGGTGCAGTGGAAAATGTACGCTACTTGCGTTCAACACTATTCACCCCTTACGCAGACGGCGGTGGCGCAAAAGGCGCAATGCTTTCAACCACAGGCACTTTAGCTGACGTGTACCCAGTCATCTACATCGCACAAAATGCTTACGGTATCGTAGCATTGCGCGGTCAAAATGCCTTGACACCAATGGTTGTGAACCCAAAACCAGCAAACGGCGACCCCCTAGGTCAACGCGGCACTATCGGCTGGAAAACTATGCAGACATCATTGATCTTAAATGACGCATGGTTGGGCATCCTTGAGGTTGCTGTAACAGCGTAACGATTGAGGGGCTTCGGCCCTTCTCGTCTTTGAATTTAGATTAGGAGAAATATCATGGCAACATCAACCAACTCACAAACAAACGTGGACGGCGTAGTTCGTAAAGCTCGTGGCAAAATTGTGACCACAAGTGCGTCAGCAGAAGCCCTAACAATCACTCTTGGCTTTGCACCTTTAAAGGTAAAATTCGTAAATGCAACAGATCGCATTCAAGACGAATGGTACGAAGGCATGGCCTCTGCTGAGTCAATCCACACGATTGCAAACGGCACAGTATCACTAGAAACCACAAACGGTGTAGCAGTGTCAGGCAATACGTTCACACTTACAGCCACTACAATGGTAGCCAGCAAAACTTTCTACTGGGAAGCAGAAGGCTAGTAGCCGGGAAGCCCTGAAATAAGGGCTTTTTCGCAAACCTTTCTAGGAGATAATTATGTCATTCGATATTGCACAGGTAAAAAACGCTAACCTTGACCCGCTTGTTAAGAGCGTACTGGTCAAGTTGTTAGAAGACGCTGGCCTTGACCAGTCAACGAACGCGACGAATGTAGGTGCTGTAAACGCTCCAGCAGCAGGCACTACAGCCGTCGATATTTCACGTGTAGGCTCATTTGTAACACTTACATTTACGCTTACAGCAGCACAGATCACCGTGACGGATGCAGCAGGTTCAGGCTCATACGGAACACTTAAACTGTTTGACTTTGTACCAGCAGGTGTTGCATTCCTTGGATGTCGTCAAAACTACACAGCTTTCGCAGAAGGCGCAGCCTTGACAACAGCCGCAGGTGACGCAGCTTTTGAAATCGGTGTTGGCACTACTGCAATCGCCGCCGCCGCCGATGGCACGCTAGGAAACGGCGTGAATGAAAACGTAGGCCAAGCAGTTTCAGTAACCTTGTCAGGCGGCACAG